GCACTTAATTAATCATAAGAGTATAATCATTAAGACATATCATTCATTATAAAGCTTAGTATCCATGTATTAATTTAATTCATTATATAAGTATGATTGAGTGTAATTAGTTAGATAATTCATCTTGTAAATGGTTATATGATTCAACTAATTAGCCCTTATTCTTATCTTTATAACATAAGTAACTTCCATATAAGCAATGATTATAATACTTAGTTACCTTAATACTTAAGATATATAATAATTATAATACTAAGTACTTAAGTACTTTAGGGAAGCACAAGATCGCCATCCTGTCAAGTCACTTCGAAAATCACTCATGATCATCTCCGCGTTGTGGGTGTATCCCCACGTCATCCGGGGTACACTGATCCATGTAAGGCCCCCTTCCAACTGAATGATCATGATATCAAGGTCCTGACCTGGGATAATACGCCAGGGGGACTACCAAGCATGGGGAAGCAAGAATTAATGCTAACTTAATGTAATGTAGGTCCCATGACAAATCCAGTGATAAGTGCACGATTAAAAATGGGCTTAACACGATCCGAGTTATCCCAGGAAGCAAATATCGCATTAGTTACCCTTCAATACATTGAAACCGGATCATATGGCACACTTCCGGAGCGTATTGGGTTAATTCTTGAACCCGTTAATCGTAACCTTATGGAGCAATACGAGGTATGGAAGTTACATCGACGTCTGGCCACGGAGATGTTCATTCCACCACCCAGTTTAGAAGACTTCCCGCAACTTGATGACATCATGCATCCCCATATGGAATTTCGCGGTATACTCGGCGTGTCATTGAACCATTACACACGGGAATTATGCATTGCACGAAATGTCGTACAGAGTTTCGAATCAGGACGACAACAGGCATTTCCGGGAGATCTCTACAACGCATTGAGTCAGACCCTTGGCGTTGATTTAACACTTCGTTTAAAAAAAGCATGTGGATTGAAGGAAGCGTGTTTAAACCATGAAGTTACCGCGTCAACCCACGGAGATTGAGAATCGCCTCATTACATATGTCGAGCAGCACTGGCACGAGCATCGTCGATTTCCATCACCGGTATTGATATGTGCCGGTGCACGCATTGATGCAAAAGATATTAACGCACTGTTAAGTTCGGACGTAGTCCGAGTGATGTTAGATAACCGTGGTATAACGATGACCACGACTAACTCAGATGATTTATCGCCGGAGCAACTTGCAGCGGCCAATACCTACCTTAACATCGCGGATCCTCGACCACTTAATGTCAAGTTAAAGGAACTTGGTATTAATCCAGTGCGTTTTCATGGCTGGATGCGCGGTAAAGTCTTCGGGAAGTACATTCGGGAGCGTTCTGAAGACCTTCTTGATGATGCAATGCCGTTTGCACACCGTGAGTTGCTTAATAAGGTCATGCATGGCAACATGGATGCCATTAAGCATTACTACGCGATGACTGGGCGCTACACGGGTGTTACTAGCGGCGATGCTCAGAATGTTGGATTAGTAATTCAGCGCCTTCTTGAAGCGATTCAAATGGAAGTATCCGATCCCGAGCTTCTTAGTCGAATTGCTGGACGCTTTCAATCCATCACTTCAAATGAACCTCCTACGTATGCGAACGTCCCCGCGTCGGCTCCTAAGGAATCAAATCCTCAGAGGGTACTCATGCAGCGTGTTATTAAGAATGCGGGGGAACGTAATGAAAGCCCCCCTGTGGCGCCGAAGGCGGAAAGACAGTTTGGTTCCGAAGATGATCATGGAATTTCATTCTAATGGAAGATGACTGATATGGCTAGTGCACATCCGGGATTCAAGGCAGTAGCAGCTAATATTGCTAAGAAGCAGGGTGTTCCGATGGCACGTGCCAATGCGATCCTTGCTTACTCCTCGCGTCATGCCTCATCCAAAGCTAAGAAAAAGAATCCTCGGCTCAATAAAGTTGGCCCGATTATGCGACGGATGGGTAAGAAATGACTATCCCAAATGATCCTTTTGGTACCATCAAAGACGATAAAAAGGACGCTGGAGTACCGGCTGCGAAAGCAGTAAATCTTCAGCATACTAAATCAGACGTAGACTCAGGACAGTTTGCTCAGCATCACACGCTTGGAATTAAAAGAAATCAAGCAAGTCCGGGTCGTCATAATCATGATGGATCAGATTCAGTTCTTGTTGGCAATGGTAAGACGCTTACGATCTCAGGTAAATTAAACCCCACAACGGTGGCTGAAGTAGTTACGGTACTTAACTCACTTATTACTGCGTTAGAGAAAGTCGTTAAGTTTGATGACGCACGTACATAAGGGCGGGCCCAGTTATGTGGAATATCATCTATAACTGTGAGACGTTGAGCAGCGTTTCCTTAGATCGTACTCTTATTTACCCCTTGCCAGTAAATGCAGTAGTGTACGATGTTAGATGTGACTGCACTGGGGCTAGTCAGCTTAACTTAGAGTTCTGGGGTGACTTCGCGCCTGGAGATGGCGGAGGATTAGCAGCTCCAAGAGTCTTACCTAATGAATCCTATAGTTTCTATCCAACTACTAGCTTTCTTAAACGTTTTACTTTTCCCTTCCCAGTATCTCAGATTCATTTGCAAGCAACTTCGGCTACGGGTAAGAAGCTCTATATTGCCCAACTAGCGGAGTACTATCCCTCATGATCTGTGCTAACTGTAAGAAGGGCGATCATGGATTCTGTACTGCGTGGCGTCATTGGACTTATTGCGATTGCCAACATCGGCCGATTAAATTGGTGAATGAGCATGCCTCCGAAGAAACAGGGTCCGAATCTGGACGAGATCCTTCGGACGGTATCGGACGGATTGAATCGGGCCTCGACAACTCCTAATATTTTAGGGTATCGGCCTCATGCTAAACAGATCCGATTTCATCAAAGCAACGCTCCCGGGCGACTATACATTGGCGGTAACCGATCGGGCAAAACGGTTGGTGGTGTCAATGAGGATATTTGGTGGGCTCTGGGTACGCATCCGTATAAGCAGACGCCTAGGCCGCCAATTCGCGGTAGGGTTGTGGGCGTTGACTTTGATAATGGTATCGAGAAGATCCTTAAACCCCAATTCGCTCGCTGGCTCCCTCCATCATCTCTCATTAATGGATCGTGGACCGATTCTTATTACGCGACGACGAAGACACTTACTCTCGCGAATGGTTCAACGATCGAGTTTATGTCGTATGTTCAGGATCTAGCTAAGTTTGCAGGTACTTCACGCCACTTTATTCACTTTGACGAAGAGCCACCTAAGCCAATCTTTAATGAATGTAAAGCACGTCTTATTGACACTGGCGGTCACTGGTGGATTTCTGAGACTCCGGTTGAAGGTATGACGTGGGTATATGACGATATCTACATTCCTGGCGTAACTGATCCCGCAGGACGTATCCAAGTTATTCAAGTGGACATGACTGAGAATCCCTATATCAGTCGTGTTGAAATCGATTCCTTCCTCGATGGACTAGATCCTAAAGAGAGACAAGCTCGTGGAGAAGGAAAGTTTGTCCACCTCGGTGGATTGGTGTTTAAACATTTTGGGCCCAAATGCGTTGTTGACTCCGTTGACCCTAGGAAGCTGGTTGGATTACGGCAATGGGCGTCGATGGATCACGGCCTCAATGCCCCCACCGCATGGTTATGGCATGCCTTGTATCCAAATGGATCAGTTCTTACATTTGATGAACACTACGAATCTGGGTGGACAGTTAGTCAACATGCATCCCGCGTACATTTAATGAATCAGGAGCACCATCGACCCCCAACGTACTACGTCGGTGATCCGGCCATTAAACAACGCAACGCGGAGACTGGTCACTCGATTCAATTTGCATATCAAAAAGAAGGTATTCCGATCGTTCTGGCCAATAACGAGGTTCGGGCCGGTATTGACCGCATGAATGATTATATGCTTTCTGATGATCAAGGTCGTCCCACGTGGCTTATTTCAAGTAAATGTACTAATCTTATCTGGGAACTTCAACGATATCGGTGGAAGACATGGGCGACAGCTAAGCTTCGTGATAAGAACAATCCGATGGAAGAGCCTCATAAGAAGAATGACCATGCGGTTGACTCCTCACGATACTTCTTTAGCTTCATGCCAGATCTAGCCTTACGTGAAGATAATACACCGGATAAGGCTGAACTTAATCGCCGCGTTGCTGGAATGATTCAAGCCTCTACTCCAGTAGATGTGTATAAGGGTAATGTGGATCAATCTTTGCAAACTACGGGATGGGCTCCTGCTGGTCCCACTGAATGGCAAGCTGTCGATGAAAATGTGGGGATATTCTAATGACGGATGCTAATGACGAGGTTCAGGCAGTTGACCCAGCGGATGCCAAGTTATTTATGGCGAATAACTTCTGGGTGGGCGGAAACACTTCTGAGGTTCGCCTAGACGAGATTCATGCCATGAAGGCGAGTCAGCTTCGTGGTGAAACGGAGGTTATGGGCGATACTTCGGCCAATGAGATTGTAGATGAGATTCTGAATCGTGCACGTCTCTTTGATCACCGTAAGTACGCTGATCTTCGCAAGGCTTTTGCTAAAGCTCTTGTGGAACTTGCTGGTGACTATCCTAGTAAGTGGCTTAATCCCCAGTGGGATCATCCGGCACGTTCTATCCTTTATCAGGGTCTGTCTAACGATCCTAATGCCGGTGCTCGTGGCGAAGGAACGGTAAATAACCAGCCTTCTGCTGAGCAGGTTGTGGCTGACGGTAAGCCTCCTGTGCAGACGGAATCAGCTCATTCTTATGCGGATCTGGACCTTCCTCCGATTGAGTGAATAATGACTAGTAGTCGTGTAAAAGTTCTTCAATATCCAGTGGCAGCACCTGGTAAATGTGTGCTATGCGGAGCTCAAGCGAATCATGATGGACGAGTGTATCTTGACTTTGGATTAAGCTTAAGAAATTATGGAGCTGTATACTTCTGTAGTCTCTGTATGGCTGAGATGGTCGGAGAACTTGATTGGACATCTCCTGAGGTCACTAAGATTACTCGTGAGGCAAACACTCTGCTAACCTTAACTGTTCAGCGTCTGGAAGCTGAAAATGAACATCTACGTCGTGCTCTTGCTGAGCTCAATCTTCTTGGTGTTAATACTGGCCCTTCTGTGGATGACAGTATCAGCGATCAGGACGATGGTGGACAGCAAAGAGTCTCAGATCAATCGCCTGAACATGATGGTGACGGATCTGAGAGCGGAGAACAAGGATCTGCTAAATCGGCTGATGAGCAGCGACGTGCAGACCTACTCGGCATTGACGACCTCCCAGAAATCAGCATCAGCTTTTAGTCCGTATCAACCCAAATCTGATGCGGCGGAGCTTACTATGCTTCATCAGCAAGGCATCTATGACGCATCAGATTTAGGTGAGACGGTCTATGACGATTATGAACTCGGCGCCCTCGAACGGCTCCAGTCCGATAACGGCTAGTGGTCCTTATACAGGCACGCCCGAATACGATCGTACTCGTTTTGACCAGACGTCTAAGAAATCAGCGCGTGATATAGAGAAGATTATTCAGTGGAGTAAAAAGCAATTTGAATCCATGAAGAACGCTCGTGCCATGACAGAGCGCCAATGGAAGCTAAATCTTGCATTTTACTTTGGTCGTCAAAATGTTATGTTTCGTCAAGCTGCAAACTTCGTACCAGGACAGTCCGGTAATCTCTACGTTCCGCCAGCACCTTATTATCGTTCACGGCCAGTCATTAATAAGATTCGTCCCATTATTCGTAAGGAACTTGCGTTCTTACTTAGTCAGAAGCCGACTGCATCGATCACTCCAAACTCCAATGAAGATATCGACATGTATGCGGCGCGTGCTGGTGAACAAATCTGGGAATCAGTTTGGCGCGGTAAGAATCTGAAGGCAGTACAGCGTCATACGTTATTCTGGACACTAATCTGTGGAAGCGGTTTTCTCAAGACGTACTGGGACGCCAGTGCCATTGATAAAGCTTCTAATCAGATGGGAGATTTCTGCTTCATCCCAGAAACTCCTTTCAATGTGTTCTGTCCTGATTTAAGACAAGAAGACCTAGAAGAACAGCCTTTTCTCATTCATGCACAGATTCGTCCGCGTGATACGATGCAACTCCGCTTCCCTAATGTCCAATTCTCTAACCAAGCTAGCCAACGTGAGCAGATTCTTGAAGATAGTTATCTTAATCTCATTGGTGCTAATAACACATCGGACAAAGACACGGTACTTTATCTAGAGGTATGGGTTAAGCCTGGGATGACTCCGCTTTTCCCACAGGGGGCTATGTTCACTCTTGTGGGAGATAATCTCGTACAAGGTGGAGAAGGATGGCCTTACGCTCATGGTAAGTACCCCTTTGCTAAATTTGATGATATTCCTTCTGGTAAGTTTTATGGTGACTCCGTTATTACTGACCTCATTCCTATCCAACGCGAGTATAATCGTACGCGGGGTCAAATTATTGAGGCCAAGAACCGTATGGCAAAGCCTCAGCTTATTGCTCCTGCTGGATCTGTTGATCCGAGAAAAATCACTACTGAACCTGGTATCGTTATTGAATACACTCCAGGATTCGAACCACCTCAACCGTTACCACTAAGTGGTTTGCCTGCCTATGTTCTCCAGGAAGTCGATCGACTTTCAGGCGAGTTTTACGATATCACAGGACAAATCCCCTTAACCAGGGGTGCCATTCCTGCTGGAGTAACGGCAGCGACTGCGATCTCATACTTACAAGAACAGAATGATGCGATTATGTCTTCTACCTTCGATTCCATGGAAGAGGGTATTGAGAAGACGGCTTTCATGACGTTGAGCCTAGTAGGCCAGTTCTGGGATACTCAGCGCATGGTTAAAGTCACCGGTACTGATGGATCATTTGAAGTACGTGCATTTCAAGGTTCACAACTAAATAACAATACGGATATTCGAATCGAAGCTGGATCAGCACTTCCTACAAGTAAAGCAGCTAAGCAAGCCTTCATTATGGATCTCATGAAGATGCAATTTATCCCTCCGGATAAAGGTCTTGAGGTCATGGAGATTGGGGGCATTGACCGAATCTATGATGAGATTCAGGTTGATGTTCGTGAGGCTCAGCGTGAGAATCTGAAAATGGCTCAGGTGACTGCGGAGCAGATTCAGCAGTTTGATGCGCTTCAGCTTCAAAATATGCAGACTCAAATGATGAAAGCTCAAATGAGTCAACAGCAGGATCCGAATGGACCTCCCATGGGTCCCCAGCCT